TTCACCATAACGACACGTATACTTGTCCTAAACCCTCTTTACGACACTTTTATTTGTCTTAAATCTCTATAGCCCTACAAGATTTGAAATCCATTTTCCTGCAAAAATTCCCCGAGAAATTTTTTTAGGTGGAGGGTTGCGACCCGACACCCCTTACTTAGAAAGGTTGATATATCATGGCACTAACTAATATGATTGTAGAGGGTATTAAACAGACAGACTATTTTCTTGATGAGAATGGTCATCCCTATTCCTCTAAGAAGAGAAAGGATGGATATGCAACTCCAATGACTCCCACTGAGAATAATCGTGGCTATATGGTTATTAGTATTACGAATAACGGTAAGTCTAAGACATACGATCTTCATCGGATTGTTGCGATGACTTTGGTTTCATTTCCGAAACCCGATAATGTACCACAGGAGATATGGGATAGTGCGGACGAGACCCTAAAGGCAGCAGTAAAGATTGGACGTGTCGTGAATCACATTGATCATGATAAGACTAACTATCATCCTAGTAATCTAGAGTGGGTTACGTCTAAGGGCAATCGTCAAGCCGCAATAAAATTTTATGCGAAATGATTGTCTTGCAACCTTATCTGTAGTATAATTACTGTAAGGAGTTGTTATGTTAAATATTGCAGAAAAGATTTATATACTAGTATCATTTGAACCGAATGATGCAGATGCCACTGATGAGAATACACATATTCTTGGGTGTTTTCGTAAGAAAGAGACTGCCGAGCAATTTATGAGAGAGTATGCGATTGATCGTCTATATGAGGATTGTTCGGATGTAGAAGGATTGAATGAGGCACTGGATTGTGGTGTAGATCCAATAGATGAGTTGTATAATGCTTATCGTATTTCATTGAGTATTCAGGTGCATTACCTATCATGAATGAGCGGTTAACACAAATTTATAGGTCTTGTAGACCAAAGGAAGCATTGTCAACACAGGATGAATATAAATCAGCTAATGTACTGCTTGGTTCTGAGGTAGAAAAGTTCGCCGAGTTGATTGTGAAAGAATGTGTAAAAATTGCTTATCAGAATGATGTGGCGAAGTTTACCCGTGATGGATATGTGATTGGTCAAGATATTGAAAAACATTTCGGAGTTGAAAAATGAAAGTTAACACAGTAGACCCTGCAACAACCTATGCGCTGGAACTTGCTGCAAAGCGTATAAAGTATCAGAATAAGCAGATGGAAATTCATCGTATGGAAGAGTTGCTTCGTCAGGAAAAGCTACGACTGGAAAGATTGAAACCACTTGATCCAAACAAGGGTCAGAATGTAGATATAATGGTATGAAGGAGAAAGTGATGGAAACCTATTTTAAATATCTTGATCAACTACGTGAGAGTGGTGTTACCAACATGTTTGGTGCAGCACCGTATCTAATGAATGCATTTCCCGAGTTGGATCGTCGTCAATCAAAGGACATTCTTCTTAATTGGATGGAATCATTCTCGGAGCGACACCGTGTCGTATCGTAGTCACTACTGGAAAAAGACCAGAGAGCAAGCATGGCTTACATGGATAATATTCTGGAATGGTGTAGTCTGTAATAAAGGACACCACTCAGAGTGGTATAAAACATGGTTCTTTCGGAGAGACAAATGAGTCTAAAATTCAGACAATGGTTAACAGAGAAGTATATGGAGCATAAAGATGAATGTCAGTGGTGGAACACAATCCCAGAACCGACTCTGAAAATATATTTCAACAAATATAAGTGGTGGTTACGTGCACTCTATAGGAAAGAACAATGACAGAAGATCAACTAATTACAATTGCATATGAGATTGATAATGTTCTCGTTGCCACGTGTAACAAATATCAAATGGATGGTTTGTCAGTATCGGCAGTGATTCTGGCAAGACTATTAAAGTTAAATCAGGAATTTGGATCTGAAGATGATTTTATTAAACTTCTTATGTCCGCCAGCACTGGAAAGGAAATAGATTCTATTCCGCTACATTGAAAGTATAAAATGAAAATTGCAGTATGTTCAGACATCCACCTGGAATTTGGTCCACTTGAGTTGACCAATGAACTTGGTGTTGATGTGCTAATTCTAAGTGGTGATATCTGTGTTGCAAAGAAATTTGGACCAGACTACGACGCATTTTTCCAGATGGTGTCAAAAAATTTCCCAGAAGTGATTTACATCATGGGTAATCATGAACACTATAATGGTGATTATGCTGAATCTGCAAAGATCCTACGTACTGCATTGGAACGGTACAAGAATATTCACTTTCTTGAAAAGGAAGTGTGGACTCATAATGATGTTACCTTTATTGGTGGTACACTATGGACTGACTTTAACAATCAGGACACCTTTACTATGCAACATGTTGCACACCGCATGAACGACTTTCAATGTGTAAAGAATTCCAATCGGGTTGTTCACTACAAATCACCTGAGTATAAGAAGAATGCCGATGGTTCTCTTTTCTTTGATGAAAAAGGTCAACTAGTTAAGATTGGAGAAACACGTCATACTCGTGAAGCACATTTCTGTCCACAGGATGCCTATGATGACCATAAGCAGATGCTTGGATATATTTCCAGTATTATTGAGGGTAAGTTTGATTACAAGTACGTGATTGTGGGACATCATGCACCTTCAAGGTTATCTACTCATCCTCGTTACAAACATGATGTACTAATGAATGGCGCATACTCATCAGAACTTGATTTGTATATTCTTGATCATCCGCAAATCAAGCTATGGACTCATGGACACACACATGAAGATTTTGATTATATGATTGGCTCGACTCGTATTGTATGTAATCCTCGTGGTTACATTGGGTATGAGCGTCGTGCAGATCGTTTTGAATTGAAAAAGGTTGAGATATGAAATGGAACATTTAAAAATACCCCTTAATGATCAGGAAGAAGCAATTCTTCAATTGATGAAGACAATTCATCATCTTGAGATAGAAAATGAAAGATTAAAAGAACATCTTAAAAAAATATTATTAGGAGAACATGGCCATGAAGTATGTATTACAAATGATTGAAACTGATGTGCAAGGTAAAGAAACACTCAATACTATTACTCATAGTTTTCATGCTGACACATTATCAACAGTTCTTGAAAAAACTCAAGACTTTCTAAAGGGTTGTGGGTTTGTTTTTGAGGGAGTTGTTGATATTGTATCAGAAGAAGAATACTACGGTCTTTGTGATAATGTTGAACTAACAGATCTTGGTGAGATGTGTCTTGAAGAAGTAGAGAAGTATTCACCCCACTATTATGATACGGAGCGAAACAAATGAGTAAAGTATTTACCGATGTTCAAGTGTTTATGGCTGCAGCTGGTCAGGAAACACTTCACCGTCCAATTAAACTGGAAACGCCACAGGCACAACTTTATAAGAAACTTATTAAGGAAGAATTTCAAGAATTTCTAGATGCTGATACAGAAGAAGATGATGTTGAGCGACTTGATGCTTGCTTCGATATGATGTGGGTTATTATTGGTTATATGATCTCACGTGGTTGGGATTGCGAGTCAGCATGGGATGAGGGTGCAAAGTCTAATCTCTCTAAAATTGATAAAGAAACTGGTAAGGTTAAAAAGCGTGAGGATGGTAAGGTTCTAAAACCAGAAGGTTGGAAACCACCAGACTTTACACAATTTGTAAAATAAGTGTTGACTTTTATACCAGTTTGGTGTATAATTATATTATGATTACAATATACCTAGACATGGATGGTGTTCTTGCAAATTTCAACAAAGAATACCTTAAATACGATTCTGAAAAAAACGATCGTGAAAAATTTCGTGATGTTGTACTAATACATAGAATTTTCGAGAATCTAGATTTAATGCCCGATGCACATGAACTCTTGAATCATGTGGCAAAGCTAAAGGATATTGATATTCAAATTCTTACCAGTACTGGCACTAATCGAACAGTGCAGAAGCAAGCTGCAATTGAGCAGAAACTTAATTGGTTAAATAAAATGAATATTCCTTATCATGCCAATTTTTCTATGAGTAAAGCAGAAAAAGCAGCATGGGCAACACCAACATCTATTTTGATTGATGATAGTCCTGGCTGTGTTGCACCGTTTATTGAAGCAGGTGGTCATGCAATTCTACATAAGAAGTCTTCAGAAACGATTCGAATTCTTGACTCTTATATTAAAAACTTGAATGTAGCTTACGCATGAATATCTTCTACGTGCATCCAGATCCAGCAACGTGTGCACAACAACACGTGGATAAACACGTAGTCAAAATGATTCTGGAATACGCACAACTTCTTTCCACTGCACATCGTGTTCTTGATGGTATAGAAACGATTGGTAAATCCAAGAGTGGTCGTAAACAGAAACTCTATTCTCTATCAGATGAACGTGATGGTACTTTATATAAAGCAAGTCATATCAATCATCCGTCAGCAAAGTGGGTAAGACATTCAGCGTGTAACTATCGTTGGCTTTTTAAACTTTGGATCGAATTGATGCGTGAGTATAATTATCGTTACGGTAAAATCCATTCATCTGCTCGTTTAATCCCACACCTAAAAGAGTTGCCATCAAACATTCAAGAGTTGGGATATTCTGCTCCATGGCGCGCAATGCCAGATGATTACAAAGTAGATCGTTCTGAACCTGACTACACAGTTAAATCTTATCGTGCTTACTACAATGGTGCCAAAACAAATATGTTCAAATGGAAGAATAGACCAACACCTGAGTGGATAAATACAAGGTAAGGAGAGATTATGCCAACATATGTATTCCGTGATATAAACACAGGTGAAAAATTCGAGAAGATTATGAAAATCTCAGAACTCGATTCATTTCGTGCAGAAAATCCACATTTAGAAACAGTTATTCAAGCACCAGCATTCACAGGAGATCATATTACTGCTGTTCGAAAATATGACACTGGGTTTAAAGAAGTTCTACAGAGAATTCATGAAAAAACTCCAGGAAGTCAATTAGACAAATCATCTTCACAGTTGTAAGGAATTATCAATGGCTCGTGCCGCAAAGAAACTAGAAAACGAAGAATACAATGAGCCACAAAAACTTAAACCAAGCAATAACAGTTTAAGAATTAGGCTTGATGACCTAAAAACATTTGACCCACTAACGCAACACCAGAGAGATTTTTACGAAGCATATAAACGACAAGATTATTTTATTGCTCTCCATGGAGTAGCTGGAACAGGTAAAACATTTATTGCTTTATATAAAGCACTTGAGGAAGTCTTAGATAAGACTAATCCTTTTCATAAAATAATTATTGTTCGATCGGCAGTCCCCTCTCGTGAGGTTGGCCATCTACCAGGAGATCTAAATGAAAAAACTGAAATCTATCGTCAGCCGTATCAGCAGATCTGTCATACACTATTCGGTAGACCGGATGCATACCAGCGATTGGAAGAACAGCACCACATTGAGTTTATCTCTACTTCCTTTATTCGTGGTATGTCTTTCGATGATGCTATCATTATTGTAGACGAGATGCAAAACCTCACTTATGAGGAAATTGACACAGTTATGACTCGTGTTGGATATCGCTCAAAGATTATCTGGTGCGGTGACTATCGACAGACAGATTTAAATAAAAAGAAAAATGATATGAGTGGTATACTCAAATTCTTTGATATTGCGCAACATATGAAAGCATTTACTCGGATTGAGTTTACGCCAGATGATATTGTCCGTAGTAGCATTGTTAAAGACTACATTTTGGCCAAACTTAGATATGAAGATATTATAGAGAATACATGAAAACATTTATAAATCATGATTTTGGTAAACTTGAACGTGACACAAAACCAGATGGAACTAGATTATACAAAACACCATCTGGTTTCTCCTATCCATCAGTCACAACAGTCACAGGACTGCTTAACAAAGCATCAATTATGGAGTGGCGAAAAAGAGTGGGAGAAGCAGAAGCCAATAAGATATCAAACAGAGCAGCAACAAGAGGAACAAGAGTTCACCAACTCTGCGAAGATTATTTGCGTACAGGTTCTGCCAACCCAGACATTTTTGACAAAGAAATGTTTGGAGAAATTGTACCGTTCCTCGACAATATCGACAAAATTCACTGCTTGGAAACTCCGCTATATTCTGACCATTTACGAGTTGCAGGAACAGTTGACTGCATCGCAGAGTACAATGGTAAACTTAAAGTCATAGATTTTAAAACATCCTCGCGAGTAAAATCTCGAGATGATATTCATAACTATTTTATGCAGTGTGCAGCATATTCCGTGGCGTTTGAAGAACGCACTGGTGTGCCAGTCGGTAAAATATTAATTATAATGGCCACTGATTCTGGTGGAGTAATTACGTTTGAAGAAAAGAGAGATGACTGGGTTGAACCATTTATGAAAATTAGAGAAGAGTATCAGATCTATAAGGGGATATGAAAGCAGCGTTGTTAGCCAATGGTCCAAGTAGAGTATTGTTTGACTTACAATCAAAAAACAGGTATAATTATATTATTGGTTGTAATGTTCCTTGGACAGATGTTAATTCAACTGTAGTTTTAGATATTGGAATAGTCCAACAGTGGTGGAAAAACAAATTACCGTTGTGTCCAATTTGGTTTAGTGAACATGCATGGAGAGAAACAAGGTTTACAAATAGAAAGTACTTTGAAAATCATTTTTTAGGTTTAGTGAAGCCACTACCAGAATATGATACTTCTGGACATGTTGCATGTAGTAAATTGATAGAACTTGGATATAAAGAAATAGATATTTACGGTTGTGATTCCTGGTTTATTGAAGACACTAGTAGTTATACTCATCAATTCCATGATACTAGACCAGAAAATATGGATAAACATATCATTGGGTGGCGAAAACGGTGGAATTCAATTATAGAAAATCATAAGGATGTTTTTATAAATTTTATAGGATATAAATAAATTTATTGTTGTAATCCCTTCAAAACGAAGAACTTCTGGACGGGGTTTCGATACCCCCTCCTCCACCAAAAGTATTCTAAACTGGACGCAGGATCAGAGAAGGTTGAACGTGGGTTGATCACCACAAGTAAGCTGGAGATTAAGAATACTTCTGATGGGGGAGAATTGGTTTCGACAGGGGTAGATAGTAGAGACGGCAACACGGTAGGCGATGACCGTAAATCAAGCAAAACAAGTAAATGCAAATGACGCATTTTATTTTGAGGATCTTCGCTTAGCAGCGTAAACTCAATGGGGTTTCGCCAACTGTCCTTATTACCCAATCAGTTGGCTATTTTTTGAAACGTATAAATAATATACCAGCTTGGCGGTTTGCTGGAACACACTTATCAAACCGTTATTACACACACAAAGGAGTAAATTATGTCAAATCTGACACCGTTCGAGATTCGCCTAGAACTACTAAAAATGGCGAAAGAAATGTTGACTGAAGATTATTATGGTAGACGTGAAGTTATCAGCAACGATTGGCAAATCAAAGTTGAAGTTGCCAAATTAAATGGTGGGGTAGTTCCTGATCATCCAGGATTCCCTGCATATCCAAACGAAGCTGAAGTGATTGCAAAAGCATCTACTTTAAATGGCTTCGTTTCAAATATCCCAAATACACAAGAAAAGACTAGCAAAAAGTCCACCTGATAGGGATGGGGTGCATTCGTGCACCCTTCTAATTTAAGGAGATCACTATGCAAAAATACCGATTATATCCAATATTACTTTCACTAATAGCAAGTTTTATTATTGTGGCTGGTACAGCATTTTCCCATCAAAGAGTTATAGATGTAAAATACACTCAACTAACAAAAGAAGCAAAGACACAAGTTGACTGTCTGGCAGAGAACATTTATTACGAAGCTGGTTATGAAAAAGAAGAAGGACAAATTGCAGTGGCGCTGGTTACATTAAACAGAGCATCAGATCCTAGGTATCCAAAAGACATTTGCTCTGTCGTTAAGCAAAAGATAAAATCTACTTGTCAGTTCACTTGGTACTGTGAAGCTAAACGAGCCATGAATGCACAAGTATACGACAAAGTTAAAAAGATTGCCATCATGGTTTATGCAAACTATGGTGTTATACAAGACATAACAAATGGTGCTTTATATTACCATGCTGATTATGTAGACCCTAAATGGAAATTGCAAAAAACTGCAGTCATTGGGCGACATATTTTTTATAAAGAGAAAGTAGGCATCTAAATGATGAATAAATTGAACATTCAACTTAGTGACAAGGATAACTCCGCACATTCGTTTTATTTGTTGATGGATGAAGTAACCCTTCAAACAACCAAGCCAATAGTTGAATGGATTTTTGAGGCGAACTTCACAGAAGAACGACCTGATATGTTAAATTTACTCATCTGTTCTCCAGGTGGAGATCTGAATGCTGCGTTTGCATTGATTGACACTATGAGAGGATCAGCAGTTCCAATTCGCACAATTGGACTTGGACAGATTGCTTCTGCTGGGCTTATGATTTTTATTGCTGGAGATAAAGGGCATCGTATTCTTACACCAAACACTTCTATTCTATCTCATCAATACTCATGGGGTGCGTTTGGTAAGGAACACGAGTTGTTTGCAACAGTAAAAGAGTTTGACTTAACTACGAAGAAAATGATTGCACACTATAAGAAGTGTAGTGGATTGTCTGAATCTAAAATTCGTGAGATTCTGCTACCTCCACAAGATATGTGGTTAAGTCCTCAAGAAGCTAAAAAGCTAGGACTATGCGACGATGTTAAGGAACTTAACTAAAGGAGAAATTATGCTAACAGATAAAACATTTCTTATTAGCACTCTGATTGGTTTTATGACCATGATAGGAGCTACTACATTTTACAAATACAGTGAATTACAAGCTATCAAAAGTAATATTGAGTCTGCAATCGTGAAGGGAATTGATCCAGTTGCAGTTCGTTGCGCATATGCAAATGTAAAAGATGTAGTTTGCGTAGCCTATGGAATTGCAAACCATCAATTACCGCCATCTAAAAAGTGATGAATAACCCTACATCTAGTAGGGGCTTCCAGAAAGTGCTTGTCTTTTATTCGATTTTAGGGCATAATTAAGCTGTAAAATTGAAAGGGTTTTACTATGAAATTTGTAATTGGTCTTGTTTTGGGATTTTTGATTGCAACTGCTGGGTTCTCAAATCTTGCAACTTTTGCAGATAGACAGGTAGATGCAGCCAAATCGCTAGTTAAGGATAATGTGAAATGAAAGTTTATATTATGCTCGCACTTTTGGTATCATCAAACGCTATGGCGTATGATTTTGAATCTGAATGGGCGAAATTTGAAAAAGATTTTGCGAAACTGCGAACAACTAAAGCTATTGAAAATAGCGGAAATCTTCCACTTAAATCTAATTTACCAGAAATAAACACTGACATTCCCTCAATTCAGTTGGTTGATCCAAAATCTCCTCTTCGACTAGGTAGATCTTTGCAAGACCCTGTGATGCGAGATAAAATGATAAAACTTTATAATAAACCTGATACTGTTGTATATTCTTTAACCTTGGATTAATATATTATGAAAAACTTTTTATTTGTTATTTTAACTGCTGGATTGATATCAGCGTGTAGTAGTACTAAAACTGTTGATGTAGAACCAGTCTCAAAGGATGCTATTAAATATACTCAAGAATTCGGTAGAGTAGAAGTAACCTTTAACGATAAGGGTGAGTGGGAATCTATAAAATCCACAGCCACTGCAGCAATATCTCTTAGTGACAATGCTGCTCTTGAACAGTCTATGAATTTAGCTACAATGCGTGCAAAACGTAATATAGTTGAATTTATGCAGTCTGATCTTCAGTCAAGTAAACTTACAGATACTATAACTAATGCTTTATCCAAAGATATATCTTCTGAGGACAATAAATCTCGTGAACGTGCTGGAAATATTGCAACTAAAATTCAAGAAAAAATTATCGTACAGGCAGACGGTATTGTTAGAGGAGCATATGTGTCTGAGCGAAAAATATCTTCAGACAAAACAATGGTTGTTGTTACTTTAGAAGTCACAAAACGATCTATGTTGGCATCTTCCAAAATTCGTAATTCAATGGCGCAATGAAACATTTAATTTTAACATTGGTATTATTCGCCAGTGTTTCTGCGGCTGAAGAAGTTACTGTTACTGGTTATGGAACCACATATGGTTCTGCCATTGATAATGCCAAGATAATGGCATTAGAAGCAGGTGCTGGAACTTTTATTATAGGTGAATCTACTGCTCGTAATAATATCATAACAGAAAACATAGACCAATATAATGGTGGGGTTATAACAAAATACAAGATTGTTTCTTCAAACAAGAAACTTTCTGGTTATGAAGTCACGATTGTCGCAGATGTTGTTCCCAAAAATAACAATGTTATCAAAACACAACCCTCAACCATGCATATTAATTATGATGAGTATGAGCAGCGTGAGAAAATTGTAAATCGTTTAAATAATGTTGGGAAGGCGATCCATGCTCAAGTATTGAAACCATCTTATAAAATCGGTCAGACCGAAACAACAATTTATAGTAAAGTTGTGCTCACCTGGCAACCGAAATGGGTCTCAGATATGAGATCGTTTACCTCTGTGATTGCCGATAAGGGTAAGACAACCAACAATATTTACGATAATGTTTCTGGTTCTATAATTAGTACTATGATAACTCGTATTGGTCTCGGTGGTGCAATATTTGGGGCAGCTTTAGATTCAACAGCGAAACAACATTCACCTCAAAATTCTGACACGATGATGGTGTGTTTTTCTGACACGTCAAATTTATCATTTGACTGTCACAATTTAAATGTAGACATTTCTTTTCCAAGAAATCCAAAATTAGTATTGATTGGTAATATTGGAGACAGAAGTGTAATTTTACACGAACAATATTTGGATGCTGCTCTATATCGCTATGTAAACGCTGGAGAAAATGTGTCAAACACTGCCTTTATCCGTTCCAATTATAAAACAAAATTTTACAATCCATCATTTGTTATTTACGAACAAGAATCACAGACTGTGGACTTGACTTTTAATGTAGAAAATAGTATAATTAAGTCTGTTAAGTCTATTAATGTTTATTTGAAATAATCATGCAAATAATTTATACTTCGATTAAAAAGAAAAAAGCCAAAAAACCAAACGCTAAGCAGCGGGAACTTGCTGCCGAATGGGAGGCTATACTGAAAAAGTATGAGACTAAACCCGCACGAAAATCAGCCCAACAAAGTTTAAAACCATTACATCAAGTAAAACCATACATTCGTGAAACCGAAAAGATCAATAGTCTCCCATTTACTGCTGGTCCATGTTTCAAACCAATAGATAAAGTTTATACTGGAACCATGATTAAAGGTATCGGTACAATGCATAAGTCCAATGCTGTACCTATTTTTTCAGACGAACAGGCAGTAGAAATTGCAACAATGCGTAGAGGATAATTATGAATTGGATTGAACAAAGAAATGAACTCATAGTCAAAAAAATGAAATTAGATAAATTCTTCTCTATATTTCTTGAGAAATTTGAAAGAAAAATGGATCCTGATAATACTGAGACTGATATTTGGAAATTATATAAATCAAAACTCAAGGAATACGATAAAATATCATATGGAATTAGAACTGCAGATTATTGGATCTCTAAAAATGTTTAAAACAGCTAATGAGTTTTCTCTTTATATTGAGCGTATTGTTCGAGATAAAAAGATAAATTATCTGGAAGCTGTTCTTGAATATTGTCAAGAAAATTATCTTGAACCAGACGACATCACTTCTTTGATTAATAAATCTTTAAAAGATAAAATTGAAATGAATTTTCGTGAATTAAATTATCTTCCAAAACAAGCAACATTAGATGTATAATGGATGGATTCAAAGCATACCGTTATTACCTAGCAATCAAACTTCACTTCACTACTGACAAATTCAATGTGTTTGAAAACCGTGGTAATGTCCGTGGAACACGTGAAGCATTTAATGCTCGTAATGATAGATACATTTTTGAAAAGATAGCAAATAAAAAGTTAAATGACAAAGATATTATCCAATATTTTGTTGCAAATTTTGCATACTTTAAAGAAAACTCAATATATGAGGGTAAGGAAGCAGAAGATAATTATATTCAGTGGATGAAAAGAAAACAATCGATAACAAAAACATTTATTGATGACCTGACATCTATTTTACATTTTGTTGAAACGAATAAAGTTAACAACTCTGCAGTATTTGAATTTACAGACAATGAATATCCTCTGGCATTAAAGATGTTTATCGGTGGTAAAATTACAATTGAATCTTTAAGAATTATTGATGATTTTATTGGTGTTATTGACAAATGGAAGGATCACCCAACTGTGAAGTATATATGGGATGATGAAATTAGACGTATAACAAAGTTGAGTGGGTTTGTGAAATACGATAAAGACAAACTTGGTAAAATATTTGCAACATTTAGAGAAGAAATCTAAGAGTAGTATATGGGTAAGACCTATTACAAAAATTCTCGTCGGTTTGACGATGATATGCCTTCTGGTCGTTCAGGCAAACACAGTAAACATGCTAGCGGTAAGAAAACTGCTGGTATGAGAACACTAAATAGTTATGTTGAAGATAATTATGACGAAGTTACATTTGACCAAGATGATGATTTAGAGTATAATTATACTTCGACAGATACTGATACAAAATCTTAATACTCCGTTAATACGAAAGGAAATACAATGGATATTCAATCACTACGCAAAATGCGTAACAACGACTTCGGTGCAATTTCTTCTGCATTCGAGAAAGTCGCAAATCCCCAAACTGAAACCAAGTCTTACGTTGATGATCGCTTCTGGCGTCTAGAAGGTGATAAGGCTGGTAATGGTACAGCAACTATCCGATTCCTACCACGTGTAGAAGGTGATGAACTCCCATGGGTTCGTATCTTTTCTCATGGATTCCAAGGTCCAACTGGTAAGTGGTATATCGAGAACTCACTCACTACTCTTGGTGAGAACGATCCTGTTGGTGAGTTGAACACTCAACTTTGGAACTCTGGCTCTGAAGCCAACAAGGAAATTGCACGCAAACAAAAACGTAAGTTGTCCTTCATTGCTAATGTATTGATTGTTAGCGATCCTAAACATCCAGAAAACGAAGGCAAGGTATTCTTGTTTAAGTTTGGTAAGAAAATCTTTGATAAGATCATGGACAAAGCACGTCCAACTTTCGAAGATGAGAAGCCAGTCAACGTGTTTGACTTCTGGGAAGGTGCTAACTTCAAACTACGTATGCGTAAGAAAGATGGTTACGCCAACTATGATGAGTCAGTCTTTACTGATCCAGTAGCACTTGGTGATGACGACGAAATTGTTCGTGTCGCCAAAACACAGTACAAGCTGGCTGAATTTATCGATCGTAAGAACTTTAAATCTTATGATGAACTGAAGAAGAAACTAAATGAGGTTCTTTCTGGTGACTCATTTGCTAGCAAGTCTGCTGCTCAAATGGCTGAGGAAGAAGATCGTCCTGTTGCTTCTGCACCTAAGATTGCTTCTAAAGCAGCACCTAAAATGCCTGAGGTATCAGACGATGATGACGATGTAATGTCGTACTTTGAGAAGATTGCTAAAGAAGATTAAACTAATCCCATGCAAGTGTGCTGGGGA